CATAAACCATCTTAGGGTAACTCATAGCTAACCTCGTAAAAAAGAATAGGGAGAGGGCAAGCTGCCCCCTCCCTATCGACCACTAGAAGCAACTTACCCTTGCACTCGACATGCGAGTTCAGGACGCAATGTTGCCCACCCGAAGAGCACATCCAGTCTGCACGGGAACTTATCAGTCGTGATGTCGTAATCGCGGATCATGCGAATCGACATGCCCAACTGACTATCGCTCACACGCGCAGCCATGTCTGTGCCTTGCGGCAGTGGGAGGTCAGCCATTGCCAGCGTAAACGCATCTTTGTGATGCGCCAAACCCTGTGAGGTTTGTGTGCTGGCTGCGCCAATAATCGTCAACGCTGCGTTATCTGCTGGCAACGCATCGACGGTCTGAAAGGCTCCACTACTGGTAATCGCTGGACTAATTGCCGCAGTCAAATTGCCAGACCCGTCAGAACTTACATCAGCGGTGACAACAAACTGCTGTGCCAACTGAGTGCTCTGACGTGACTGTGGATTCACGCCATTCACACCAGCGATGGTGAAAATGTCACCCTTTAGCAGTCGAGACGCCGCAGATGCGGTCCAGCCATCCGTGACCAACGTGGTTGCGCCACTAGAGGTACTGCCGTTGACGAGCGGTGTCCCGCCCAACGGTCCCACCGTATGCGTGTTGACGTTCTGATCCATGAGCCAGTCGAAGCCAGCCGCTGTGCCCATCGTTCCTTTGCGATACTGAGTCGCAAGGGCCGAGGACTGTTGGAACAGACCCTTCAACGCATCGACAATCTTCGCTTGCATCAGCGGAGTCACAACAACCGACCGCTGTCCATCCAACGGCGCAGAGCTGTTGTCCAACTTCACACCAGCCTCCAAATACGTCAGCAACGCAGTTGGCGGGGTTCCCGGTGTGCCCACACTGTTATAGACATCCTTATACAGAGCGAGTCCAGCCGTGTCGATCTTGTTTGCCACTGTTGCAATCGCTGGCGTAATAAACCGCTGACTAAAGTCATCAATCTTCAGCGCGAGGTCTTCCGAGGTAAACGTGATATCAACACCGAACTGCGTGTCGAGTGTCACGGCGACCTGGGTCTCTGTCGCGTCTTCGATTGAAATCGCGGTTCCCGTGCGACCAATATAGCGCGGTGGTTTTCTCACGTTCAGGACGGTGCCAATCTTCGCACCTTCAACCCCGAACTTGTCATCATACTGACGATTGACGCCCTTTGTGAACGTCAGGTTGTTCTCCAAAACACGAAGGGCTTCCCTCGTGATCATAGATATAGTTAACAGCGTATTCGCCATAAGACTATTCCTCTAATGCACCACCAGTTCCCGGCTATCGTTGTCTGATGCCGAGTTGGATTTCCCGCTGCCTTTTATACTCTTGATACGGAAGGTCATCCATTTTTACCGATGACGCTGTCGCACCGCCCCCAACAGGCTTGATGGGTTTTGGTGCTTTGGTAAATGATTGTCCCGACGAGGACGGGCCTGTGGAAGCATCCTCTAATCGAGCTTCTAATTTCCCCATTTCCTTAATTGCCGACATCGGGTTGAGTCCGGCTATGCGGTCACACTCTTCGGGGTTCTGTGAGAGGTGATACATTAGCGCCGGTCCCGAGTCTGAATTAAGTACTGAATCCTGCATTGGTCTCGACATCGGAAGGTCTTTCGCCTTCTCAATGACGGCATCGAAGTCTTCGTGAGCCTCCTTGAATGCGTCGATTCGCCCACGGTGAGCAGCGACGACATCCTGACGACTCAGAGCTGCGCGTTCCCGTTCGATGCTTTCGGAACGCTCAGCATCATGTGCCTGGAGACGCTCACTGACTTTCCAGTCAACAAGCGCCTCTGCGTAGTCTTCGTATGATTCAAAGTTTCCCTGTTCGGGCTTGCCGTCAGCCTTTGACGACGCATTGTCCGACTCTTCAAATTGATCCTTCTCGACAGCAGGAGGAGGTGTTGAAAGTTGACCGCGAAGCGAGGCAACCTGCTCCTGAAGTTTATTCGCCCGAGACTGTTCAGATGCTTTCTCACGAGCGAGTTGGCTAGCCCGGTCTTTATATGAACGACCACGACGACGACGCTTTTTCTTTGTCTCGTCATCAGCCGTCGCGCCCTGCTCACTGTCTTCACTCTCAGGTTCACCGACCGCTTCAGCATCACCGTCGTCTGACGCCTCAACCTCAGCAGTAGATTCCTTATCCGTCTCGGAAGATGCAACTACGTCATCGCCACTCTCACCCGACTGATTACTTTCATTTGGCACACTATCAGATGCCGAAGAAGAGACCTCGTCCGGAGACGGCTCCGTATTCGCAACCTGATTTAATTCGGCCACCTGTTCTTCGGTGTCGGTGGTACTGGCTATTGTGACGGTCATTGCTTATCCATTCCTTCCTGCATAGTCTGCCAGAAAAATTCCGACAACGCTAAATATCTTCTGGTAAAAAAGGAGGTTCAGGCATTTGCGCCCCATTCGGCGGGCCTCCCGGTGGGCCAATAGGTGGTCCTCCCGGTGGTCCTCCCGGTGGGCCTCCAGCCGAAGAAGCTGATTCCTGTTCCCCTAGAGCAATACGCTCATACCGGTCCTCTTGACGATTTGACATCTCAACATTCCGAGCAATAAGACCTTCAAGGCGGCTAATTTCAGTTTGAAGAATCTCACTTGCCCTCTGCTGATCAATCTTCGCTAGAGTTCTCGAACTCTCCCCCTGCTGCTTAATCTCCTCTAATTGCAACTTCGCCTGTAAATCACGCTCCTGCGATGCTGCCTCCGCTGCGAGTTGACGTTCTTTAATAGTTACCTGCGCGTCATGCTTGACTTGATCTGTTTTAATGACATTCTGCGCTTCTTCATACGCACCTTGGATTTGCTCAAGCTGTGATTCGATCTGCTTCATTTGAGCCTGAACCTCGGGTGGAATATCCTGTGGATTGACATCGTCCTGCAACTCGGAAGGCAACATCTTCTTCAGACGAACCGCAACCTGCTTGGCTCCCGGCCAATCCATATTTTCTGCCAGTAGATCCCCGATCATGGGGAACGCATTGGGATATGCCTGGACAAACTGCACCAGTGAGTCCACCGCTTCCTGCCGTCGCGTCTGGAAACTCGGACCCACAGAAATCGTGACATCATACTTTCCCATTCCGACGTTATAAACGCCTTCCACACCCGGCGGCAACTGCTGCATCGCCTGTTCATCAGGCATGTTCTCTTTACCAGAAAACACCATCACACTACGATGTTTTTCATCTGCCCCCGTAATCCGAAGAATACGACCTGTATCATAAATACTAGGAATAAGATCAACGATAATACGACCAACCTGACGAATCGCTCGACCAAGGTTGTCAAGATAATGCGAGTTCGCCATCTCATCCTGTTGTTGACGCGCCCGTAACGCTTTCCCCGACTCTTGTGGCCCACGCTGCCCAAGACTCGCATCATTGAACCCGCCAGTGGCTTTGAGGTCGTTATCGCTTTGGGCAATCGCCATTGTCATCGCCTGAATCGGAGGTTCCCAACTCTGACGCTGTGGAGGTGGAGACAACTGCCCACCTAATGATTTCTGTCTGTATTCCAAGTAGGGGAAGTTCCTGACATTCGCTTCTCTCCACTTCGATTCGTGCCCCTCAAACTGCCCTTCCGCACCAACGAACGGCGCACGTGGAGCCAGCGCAATCATCTCGGTTTCCGCACTCACCCAATAGTTATACATACGCTGCGGGTCCTTCGCATCCCTGACAATCCCGCGATAATCCTTCACGCCATTGATATTGATTTCATCACCAAGCACCGGCACAATAGGGATGTATTTTCCAGGCCACTCCATACCCCCAGTCAAGAGCTCATCGCCTTCAAGGACTTCCGCGCCGTTAATCAATGCCCACTTCACCGTTCGCGTGGTAATCTCACGCTCGGCCACCAACGTAAACCCACTAGGTAAATCCGATTCGTTCTTAAACGAACTGCGAGGCACCTTCTGTTGCCCACCCTCGTCGTTAGCGAGGATTGCAATCATCTCACGAACCTCTTCAACGTAAAAATATTCAGATATACGAATGTTTCCTTCGGGCATCCACTCGGCTTGCTGGTTCCCCATCGAGGTAAACTCAGCGAGGTCAACCATCTCAGAATCAGGAAACCTGAATTTATATTCATCCCTTGGAAT